TCATTCTTCAACTCCGAAATGTTTTAATAATGCCTTTTAATTAATACACATATGTCAGGCACTTTTTATTTGACTTTTATCGATATTGCGCTCTTCACAAAACTTAGTTAGTTTATTCCAAGTAGGAAAGTGGTGCCATCTACTATTATAATAAACCTTCCAAAACATATGATAACTCATATTAACTCCCACAAAAGCCATCTTGATAATAACTAACCATCCGAACTGCTTCATCGGCAATCTCAAGTTGACGATCGAAGGCTTCTTGTTCCCAAGGAAGGTTACGGTATTCTTTGAAATCCTTAGGGCTGAATTGCTTGAAAACAACATCATTCCAAACCGGTTGCTTACCAATCATACCAAGACGACCTTGATGATCCTGTTCAGCATGAACCAGTTCATGGCTCAGGACTTCAAGAGTATCTTCCCACTTACAAGAAAGTTCAACAACCTTCGATTCCATCAAATATCGACCTGCAGTAGACTTCTTACGAATCGGGCAGATCCGAACAGCCACATGCTTTGAAACATCGAGTTGTTCCTTGATAGCATCAATATGCTTGAGAACAATTTGAATCATTGCTTCACTGTTCTCGGCATATTTCTTATTATACATAGCACCCATTGAAACCCACATGTTCTTTGCAACTTGAACATCAGTCTTACGGATTGCCAAACGACCTGCTTTCATGGTATAACTCCTTAATCACTATAGAGTCATTATACCATGAAAGCAGATTAATGTACATACGTTAAAGCAAATTAATTTCCAGCCATGCCACGTTGACGGGCATTAAATAGTTCTTGTTCACGCTGATTACGTAAATATTCTTGACGTCCTCGGCAATACGACTGAGCTAGTTGTGGATCATAACGACCTTCATAGTACATCTCGCCAGAACAAGGGTTACTATAAAAACCTTGTTGACTGTATGTTGGACTATAAGTTGGAATGTGTGTTTGGCCATACACTGTGTTAATGTTTGGGGTTGATCCAGCACGATAGCCCACTACTGCACCAAGAGCAGTCATTGCTGCTTGGCCAGTACCACTCCCAAATTGACTACCAAGTACACCACCAATAACAGAACCAAATAATGGTGATAGATCATCGGCATAAACTGGACTTGACGTGAAAATAATAAGACTTGCTAAAACTAAAGACTTTTTCATACAACCTCCAATTGAAATAACTTTGACAACTGTTCTATTGCTTGATTAATATTATGTTCTCGATATAAAATTGCTATACCACCATTAGAACTCCACCGTTCAATATATGGCTTATAGTCATCAATAAGAATATTTACTCCATTTAATATCGCATACTTTTCTTTATTGCAGTCAAATATAGCGGTTGCACTGCTACCGGGATTATATTTATCAAGCCATATCTTTTTTCCACGGATTGATGCTTGTTCATTGCCACGAAGAGGAGCGCTTAATACCGTAAAAGGTATATTATTTTCATTCAACCAAGCGATAAGTCTCTGACCACCTGGTAACACTGGCAGAGTTGCGAAGAATTCTTCAATAAACTCTTCACCCCGACTATTTAGGTCCTTAATAGTCTCTTCTCTTGCTGCACGATCACCTAATTCTTTATATCGAGACTTTCCAAATAAGTTTGCCCAAGCTGTAAAAAAATCTGCTTGAACTCCATCCATATCAAGATATACTTGCATAATTTTAAGTGATTGAATGGTGCTTTTCAACTAGTCTCACAAAGTCGAGTGGTCTCCAACCCGGTCTAAGCTTTTTATAAATTTCTTTTGCTTCATCATCATTTAGTGGCTTACGAGACTTAGAACCAACCTTTAGCGCGATTTGTAATAAATCAATTACTTCATCAAAATCTTCGTCATCAATTTTTTCTTGAAGACCTTGCAAATATTTAAGCTTTGTTATTGCTTCTTTCATTGATTCTTCAAACATTATTAGTTCTCCCAATCAAAAAGAACTCTAATAAATCCAAGTTCTAAAGTTGCGGCTTGTTGTTCAAAAAACAATTCAAATCCCAAAACAAAACCAACCAATAATTCAATTCTAATATTCATAATTTAATTAGTTTATTTATTAATAAACGTATACCTTTTAGTTTTGGCCAATTGCTTTTTTTGGCCGGCCCCGCCTTGGAAATTCCATCACTACTTCTTCCGAGACGGGCTCTGATTTTTTTACTGTTTCAACTGGTGGCACAGTTACAAATCCATTTTCATAAGCCAACTTATGTGTCACGTTAGGATAAAGCTTATCAAGAGTTTGGTCCTTTACGGCAAGAACAACTTTTGCCTCGGTTGGATGAACACTCTCAAGAAGTTGGATAAACAAATCTTCACGGCGAACAGCGGTAAGATCAGCCCGACAAAAGACGTAAAGACGCTTAAGCTCTTGCTTAAGAATCGCCGGAGTCATTCCAATTGGAGCAGGATCTTCCTTATAAGGAGGATCTCCTTCAGGCAATAAAAACTTTTGTGATGGATCAAAGGCATGCTTAAATAGAAGACTTAGTGCACCATCTCCTTTAAATTTTTCAATAGCCTTTGGGTCATTATTAATTTCAGCCAAAACCTCTGGGATATACTTATGCATTAAAATTCCTCGATTGAATCAAGCAACATCCGACACTTATGCTTGACAAGATAATTAAAGACTGAATTACGATCACCGGTAATAGTCTTAGTAGTATATGTATTCACGATAGAATCTTTAATTTCTTCGGGAATGAAATTAAAATCTACAAGAGTTTGATTACGGTGCCAGTTACGCCGTTCTGTATCATTTTGACAAGCATCAAAACCATTATCAAGAAATAGAGCAAGTTTCTTGGCAGTTACGGAGGGGGCTTTGCCATATTGTTCCTTATTTACAAAAAAGTCATCTGCACAATAAATTGATGGAACACCATCACCGGAATCACCCCGTACAGTATGTTCAATTACATACTTAAGAGGTTGCTTTTCAATAACAAACTTCTTTTGCATGGGTGACCATTGACGGACATTTGTATACTTTTGAAGTTGTCCAAAGTCGTGATCAGATGAAAGAATAAGAATCGGTTGTGGGGTTTCAACAAGGCCTGACTGAACTAGATTATTATCTTGTGACCATGAGGTGAGCACGGCGATGATATCATCGGCTTCACACTTATCTATATTAAGTACCTTATATGGAAAGTGGTCACTTAAGTCTTGCTTCAAAGCATGAAGACAATCAAAGACTAAACCCCAATCAAGATCAGACTTTTCACGGGCTTTAGCTCGATTTGCTTTGTATTGCGGATAGAAGTCGCGGCGCCAATAGTTTGGACCATCACAGGCAATGACCATTTCACCATATTCTTGGCCAAACTTTTTGCGATAAGACTTAATTGTAGATAAAACCGCATGCCGAATAATATTTTCAGCACCGGCGCGATTGTCTTCACTCATGCTTTGTTTTAGTTCCTTTTGGAACATAAAAATATTAGACAAAGCTACTTGAGAATAATCAATTAGAATAATTTTAGTTCACCGTTTTCATATAATAGCTACATTGTATATTACTTCTTATTTTTTGTAAACAGTTTTTTCCACTTAGGTTTTTCAAGTACAATTTTCTTTTGTTGAAAGTATATAGCCCGAATACCACATTGTGAACTATCTTTACGCGAAGTATGAGCAAAAACCATATTTGCTTCGCCGGTAACAAGGCTAATTCCATTCTTTGGAGAACTACACCAAAGTTCATTGACATTATATAAACAATTTACACAATACTTAATCATGATTAATTATCTCTTAATAAAAGAAAGAATATACTGTTCAACTTTTTCAGGTGTTTCTTTATATACATCAATCGGCTTTTGTTGGTCAAATGCTTCATTAGGAGAATTCCACCACTTCTTTACTAAAGTGGTGGATCCCATAATTGCAAAAAGTAAACCATCTAGTTCTTGTTTTGTCATTTGAATGCCGCCACAATAATCATGTCTTGATTGATTCGACCATTTGGAGTTGCTGGCTTTGAATTGATAGTCTTAAATGCCGCATTCAATGGGCGCTTGCCAATTTGAGTTTTAAAGAAGTCTTCAGGCTTTCGAAGTGTCTTAGCTTC